AGCATTAATAAAATTAGAAGGCAAATATTCAGAATTAGTTAATTTAACTACAAGACCTTCATTACGAGACATAATGGGAAATGTATAATCACCATCTTCTAAGTTAATTCCATTAACTGTACCTGAGCCGACAATAGCTCCTGTAAAGGTTTCTGTAGTGGTATCTCGGTTTTTAGGAGTGACTTGTACTTGGAAATGTCCTGTATTATCATAAGTTACAGTCCATTTTCTAATCTGTAGTCGACCTTCTTTTACCGCTGTTCTACTTTGGGCTTGTCCAAGTTGGATATATTGCTGCGAGAACTGATACTCGAAAGTATATTTCTCACCAACGAAAAATTTCGTTGCAGTTTGGTCACCAGATACAACGATAGTATTAACCCCAGTAGACTCAATAGCAATAATTTGACCTGCAATAGTTGAATTAGCATTTACATTCCTTGTTACTACTTGCATCGTATCGTCAATATCATACGGAAGCGTGATTGTAGTTTTGTTTGTTGATGAATTATAAGAAGTACTTAAACCTGTACTACTTTCATTTAATTTCATATCTAAGTGAGTTAGGTAATTAGCATCCGTATCTATCACTGCAGGTGCAGTTTGAACTTTGACAATATGCGTACCATCACTTCTCTCAACTAATAAATATAAATCTGTTTCTATAAAGTCGGCATTTAAAACTTTAGTGTCTGTTGTATTTCCATAAGTCCACTTATGCCAAGCTGATTGTAATTTTTGATTGTTAGCTATGTACCATTGATACACGTAAACAGCATTTTGTTCTTCATTGGTTAATAAACATAAAATATTTTCATTCGTAGCCACTGCCATTTTATATACATTCTTTGGAATATATTTAGGCACCGCACCTGTTATATCATCTGCATCATTTTGGTCAGAGTCAGGTCTTATGAAAAATTCACGAACACCAGAGTAATCTCCTTTTTTAAATAGAAAATAAACATTCTTACCTGCAGATACAGGTTTACATAAGTCTGAATTTTCAAAATCTGTAGTTGGTGCTACATCAATATTACTAGGAGAAAGTATAGCTGACCCCTGTAATAAGAATTGTGATTGGTCACTAAAAAGTAATAAATCTTCGTTAAAGGGAATAGCGTGTTTCAGAATAGAAACTTTAGTGTGAGAGACAGCAACATCTATTGGGTCACTATCTAAAACTGTGGTGACTGTTTCTGGATAAAACTTAAAAAACTCCCCTGCTCTGGACATAATAACATTTTCATCAGCAAGAAAACCTAAGCGGTTACGGTGAAAGAAAACATCAGAGATTGTTTTATCGACAAAGGAAGGATTAGCCGCAGAAGTTTCATCCCCTACTAACCGACTTCCCCATTCAGGAACATCATAATCGGTACCAGAAATAGTATAAGTAGAGCCATTACAAGGCGTAAATCGGAAGTTTCCGTCTGCTTGTCTAATTAAAACGTGAGGCATAGTAGAGACATCTAAACTATCTTTTGTTCCTCCCACTACGGTTTCTTGGTAAATACCACCATCAGTAGAACTATCTGCTACATACTTTACATAATAGTTATCAAAAGTATTTGAAGGGTCACCTGAGATTTCTACAGTATAACCATCGACTGCTCTTTTGGGTAAATCAGAAAACTGTGCTGTACTACCTTTAATAACTTGGCTTGCTTGATTACCATAACCGTCTGTTGCAGAAATTGTAAAATCAGATGAATTACTTATATGTAAATCACTTCCTAAGTTAGTAACAGTAAATCCTGATAGACTATTTATTTGATTAAAAATTTGGGTTGCAACATTGGTTGATTGGTAATCGGAAGCAGTAGTTGTAGATGTATAGGAATAATCAGTTCCATTAATATTTAAAGTATATTTTGTTTGGTCAACACCTTGAGTAACAGAATAGATTGCCTCAAAGGGTCGAGTTGCACTTAGAGTACTATCCATTGCAACTGTTTGAGAAGTATTGACTAAAAAAGTGTAATCAGCAATTGTTACTGCTCTAAAGTTATCTTTAGGGTTTGCTATATTTAAATAGGAAGTTCCACTAGGAGTGTTAACTGTATAGCTTGTTCCGTCAATGCCATAAACTTCAATGTTATTTTGTGTGATAATAAGTATATATCTTTCGTTAGTGTCACGATTAATTGTATGAATAAAAGGGTTTGTATAAGCGGAGTTAGAAATCTTTTTGATAAATTCAGATGGTGGTCTTTTCTTTAATCCTTCAACAACAGAACTGAATCCATTGATTTGGTCTTCAGCTTGAGAACCTAATCTCAAAGTTTCCGACTGTTGCGATACTCCATTAATTAAATTAGGTATCGCATGATTAAGTAAAGGCATTAATTAACTTTATTTCCTCGACTAATAATATTGAAAGTGTCGTAGGAGTTGAAAATGTTAGTATCACTCGTATCTGTTTCTTCTTGTTTTAATACAGCAAGAGCGTTGGCTTCATCTATTTGACCAAAACGGTGTAAGACGTTGGCACCTAAAGTTCTGTCTTGGAATATTCTAGCACCTCGAATAGTAATATAACGTCTTGCGTTTTCTGGTAGTTCAATAAAGGGTAAAAAGATAATTACTTTGGCTTCTAAAGATTTATCAAAAACAAAAGTATTTCCTTGTTTATTAAATAGAAAACTTCCTCTTTTGATTACATCATAGGTTGATAATGGGTACTGATTTACGTCTAAGTCTACCCTCATAATGTTATCAGCTAATGGAATTTTACTATCTCCATCCCGACTTAATTCATATTTATAAAAAGAATTAAAATGCCAACCTGCCGCTTGAACTTCTCGGCTGATTTCGTTGATTGTATTATTAGCGAGTGTCGCATCTATAGGAAGTGTTCCTGTTAAACTGTTAACGGGTGCTTCACCTATAGTATGTAAAAGTGTGTTGACAGCTTCTAGCTGTGTTGTTCCTGATAGTGCCATGGTTTACACGATATTGAATAATGTTTGATTTCGAGTTCTTTTAAAAATTCTACAGTGTCAATTCCTTTTGCATTACACTGTTTCATAGAATCAAAATGTTCTTGTATGAGTGAACATTGTGGTTGTTGATTTTCATCAGCTACACAAATTAACCCAATAAGAATAAATAATGATTTCATAAACTTACTAGCAGAGGGGAGAATTACTCCCCTCCACTTTTAGTTATTAGGCAGTTTGAATTTCAACTGCTGCTTCAGGTCTTAGGATACCGTGTCCTAAAGCCATTTTAGCAACCATTAATGTACCTTGTCTGCGGATGTCATATTCTGACTCCATAGCTAAGTCCATTAACTTCACTGTACCAATAGCAGACTTGTGGAATACTACAGCTGCAGTGTTGGAGAAATCCCCTGTGTAAGTATTATTAGCACCAGAGATTGCTGTTGAGTTATCAGCAAATGCATCAACTGCTGTATTTGATTTTACAATGTTGATACCTGCTACTTTTAATACTTTACCTTCTGCATAAATACCATTGGAACCACCAAAATCTCTGTTTAAGATTTTATCGTTCTCTACTAAGTTGTAGTAAGTTGCAGGAGGTACAACACAATATCTGTCTTCTTCAGGCACATCTTTCTCATCAAGAGCTTGAGCAGCATCAAAGATAGATGTAATTAAAGAACCACCATTTGTTTTTGCATCTGCATCTGTGATAACAGTACCACCATTTTCACCAGTAACAGTTGTAGAAGCCTGAGCTGCTAAGACAGTTAATTGTAAAAGGTGTTGGTCTACTTCACGTGCAAGTGCGTTACCCATTTCTGTTGAGTAAATACTTCTTACATCATAGTGATTTTTTGCTTCATCAATCTGTGAGATAAATGAGTCTGAGATTAAGAGGTCATCAATTGTGATTACTCTTTCGTTTTTGTTGATGACAGTACCAGTTATTTCGTTCCCCGGTGTGTGATAGCTAGCAGTTGTTTTACCGATAGCAGGAAACTGTGCAGATTTACCTTGGGAGATAGTTCTCACCATAGACATCTCTAACATTTGGTTTCTTCTGGCAAATGCAGCTAACACTTCACCTGAAAACACTTTTAGAAATAACGCATTATCGTCACCAGTGTTGTTAGCTTTACCTAGAAAGCTGACTGTTGCGTTTGACATATTATTTTCCTTTATGTTTTAAGTTGTTGTTGTTGAACTACACCTACTTCAATCACACTGAAGTTGTCTCCCGCAGGAGGCTAAAGTTAATCTTTTGGGTGTACACCTCTCTAATGAGAGACGATGTGTAAAGAAACTTTATAAAAATTTTTTATATATTTTATGTAGGTAATTTCGTTCCCAGTTTCCAAGAACGTAAAGCCCAGTAAACAGGGGATAAATTCTTTTGACCATCAACTTTCTTTAAAGTTGCACCATGTCTTGCCATAAAAGATTTTCTTCTATCAGGGTCATTTCTTTTAATAGACATATTAGGGTCACCGAAAGAAACCTTCTTTATATTATTAGTACTCTTGTCTCTAACATAAACCATAAACTTTTTGTTAGGATTAGGGTTTCTCATAATTTTATTTAAAGGTTTCTCGGTGGACATAATTATTTTTGCTTTTTATCTTTCCAATTATTTTGCATCGCTTTGTATGCATCTTTAGAAATTGTAGAATTTTTCTTACTTCTACTTATACCTAGTTTTTTTCTTCTATTAATGTTTGCGACTAATGACATTACTTCTTTGGCTTTGGTTTTCTTTTAGTTCCGTATCCCATAGCTACTCCTT